CTGCAGTACCTCCAGATGAACCTTTGAATACATCATTTCTAGCGTTTTGAAGATTTAAAACTTCTCCAATGGTCATTTCAGTTAAATTTTCAGTAAAAATTTTTGCTCTACTAAAATCCCAATTTTTCCCATCCCATTTTGCTGTTGAAATGTCATATAGGCCCCTTTGGACAATATTGGTGCCATATTTGACTATTTTTCCTTTATCATCGACATATTCTTTACGAATATCACCAGATCCATCTTTTTCGCCAAAATAGTTCATCGTATTATAAGCAACTGGAATATCTGCAGCACTCTCTTTAGCTCCAATTTTTTCACTAATTTTTCTATTTAATTCAGGAATTTTTCCTGCTGCACCTGTTGGACCGGTACCAGTGACTCTCGTCACAGGTGGTGGTGCCGGTGCTGGTGCGGGAACTGGAGTAACAACAGGTGGTGCAACAGGTGGTGCCGGTTCAGGTTCTTGAACCGGCGTTAAAGTGCGTGGCGGCTTTGGTCTTGGTGATGGTGTTACAATAGGTTTAGGATACCTGCGACCAATAGATTCATCATAAGGTGATTCTTTCTGAGCTCTTTGTCTTTCTATTTCGGCAGCTACAGCCTCAGGATGTTTTTGTAATGTTAGTGCATTATCCCTTTTTTGAGCATCAGCTTCCTTTTCCGCATCTTCTCTTTCTTTTTTTATGCGAGCCGCTTCTTCTCTTGCTGTTTCTTCTTCTTCTTTAAGAAGTCTTTCAGCTTCTCTCCTCCGACCTTCTGCTTCAGCTTTAGCGATTCTTTCAGCTGCAGCTTTCTTTCTTTTTTCTTCCGCTTCTATAGCTTCTCTTTCTTTTTTTTCTCTTTCAGCTTTAGCCTTAGCTTCAGCAGCTTTTCTCTTATCTTCATCTTCTTGTTCTTGTTCTTTTTGTTTACGAGCTGCCGCGTCAGCTGCTGCTTTCTTTTCTTCAGCTTCTTTTTGTTGTTGAGCTTGTCTTTTTTCTTCAGCTTCTTTTTGTTGTTGAGCTTCTCTTTGTTTTTGCTCAGCTTCTCTTTGTTGTCTTTCTTGTTTTTCTTTTGCAACCTGAGCTGCTCTTTCTGCTTCTTGTTGTCTTATGAGAGTTTCTTTTTCCACATCTACTTTTGGTGGTGGAGGTGCTGGGCTTGGTGCTGGTGCTGGAGGCACCGGAGGGTCAACTTTTGGTTCAGGTGGTAAAACTTCTTGTTTAGTTTTTTCACCAGCTAAAGCCAAACCTGCGGCACCAAGAAGGCCTGCACCAACAGCCAATTTGGTACCAATACCCATACCAGTTTTTGCTTTACCTTGTTTGCCAGGTCCGCCGCCAGCTTTATTAAAAGCTTCCATCAATTCTTTATGTCTTCTTAACTCATTTTTTTCTTGTATATTACCGAAATTCTTCTTGAATTGTTTTCTATAAGTTTCTTCATCTATGTCATTTTTCAGTATAGAATAAATCTTACTAGAAATAGTTGCTGCATTATCACCTTTGCGTAATTTTGGAGTTTGCACTAAACCTATTTTAGAATATAATTCTGTGTTTACTTTAGATGCCGCTGGCTTTGCAGATTGAGTTGCACCACCAGAACCAGAGAACATTTTTTTCATTCTCTTTGGTTTGAATTTTTGTTTCATCTGCTCAGCTTTTTCAGCTGTTCTATCTGGACTAGGTGTATCAGACTCTGGTTGTCCACCCTCTTGTTGTTTTTGAATTGCTTCTTGTTTGATGTATCGACCAGTTATTGGATCACGAGCACGGCCTTGCTGTGCAATAATCTTTTTGATTAATGGAGTAAGTACATGTTCTTTGTAACCTGGTTGTTTAGATAAATCCCTCTGCCTTCTGAGAATTTCATCTCTCGACATTTTTTTACCAAGGTCGACAAGTTTGTCTATCTGTTCTTTCGACAAACTCCCGTCATTCAACAGGTCGTTGATTTTATTTTCATTGAACATCTGCTCAAACTCACCTGAGTTAAGCATCTTTTCGAATACTTCTTTTTTCATTTTTATTTACTTGCTGCGTTCCGTTGTTTTATTTTCTCATTTTCTTCTTCAATAAACTGGGTTAACAAAGTAATATAAACGTCCCTCTCCCAAGGTAACATAGATTCAAGTTCCGACAAACTATACTTGTGATGCTGCATTAATGAGAAATTAGTGGTATAATAATTTCTTAATGTATCATGCCGCATCATCACCCGAAAAAATTTTCGAGGCCCTCCACTTCAATGGAGTGATGAAATCCACATTTACTGCAATCAATTTCAACCTTCTTATTTAATGTAGGAAGATTGTCAAAGAATTCTTCTATTCTGGAGAACTGTTCCTGATTCAAAGATTCAATGAACTCAGTCAATTCTTCTTTACTTGTTTCGTTTGCATAATAAAATTGTTCGCCGTCAAATATATGTTCGACACTATTCAAAATCATTTCAAAAGCCATATCTGATGGACTTTCAGAATCTTTTACAGTATCCAATGCAGAGAACTTTGGATAACCTAACTTAATCATAATCTTGTCAGTAATTTGAATCTCAGAATTATCTTTTTCAGATTCTGTAATCTGAATTTCCAAGAGATTCATCTTAACTTCCATCAAGTTACCACAAGGATTACCATCTACTGGATTCTCGCAACGGTACTTGTTATCTACTACCTCACCTACTGACCTTGCTCTCAATTGAATAAAGTAATACTCAATATCAATGATGGGTAAATTGTCAATGTCAATATTCTCCGTCAAAGTACAATTATGAAGAACTTGTTTGATGTTCTTTTCAATGGTACTCTTTTCGTTTGACTCCATTGCCATCATAAGGTTTCTCTGTTCTTTCACTAAGAAAGGACGGAATCTCACCTGTTTCTTGCTCATAGGTAAAGTCAATTCATAGATTGGTGAATCAATTTTTGGTAATGCCATTATAAAACTCCTAATAATTAATGATTATGATACTGCTGATTTAGTCTTCGCCACGTTCTCGATTTGCTTCGGCTTGGGTTTGTTGTTGTTGTAAAACATATAGTTCTGATGCTCTCACCCTTTTACGGTCTTCCACACCGTTCTCACTATAAACATTTTGATTTGAAGAATTTATATTATCAGGAACTACAGATTCTTCTTTAACTTGTTCTTCTTGACCTATATTTTTCCAATATCTGTATGCAAAAGTTACAGACAATTTGTGATAGTTATCATTTGACCAATCTAGGTCCAATTGATTTACTGAAATAGGAAAAGCATCAAGTAATGCAATTGAGTATGTTTTTATTGTTTGTGTACCATCATATTGAAAAACATAAAAATCTGTGATGTAATCGTTTCTATAACTAAAATCAAACGATGCTGTTGGATTGATTAAGTTCATCCATGCATCAAAGAATTTCTTTTCCGACATATCTTCAGAAACAATGAAACTTATTTCAATATCATTATATGTTGTTTGGTATGCGTGTTTTTCCACTGGATTGGTGCCAAATTTCTGTTCTGTCGTTGCGAATGTTCTACTTGGAAATTGTGTTGATTCACACCTAAAGGTTAAATTTCTAGCGACTCCGATATAACTCTGTAAACCTGTCGGTGGAACAATAATAATATCAAAGAGTTTTGGTCTAGCAATGTCCAAAGTAAATGAATTTTTAAATTGTGATAAACTTGGCATTTTTATTCTTCTTCTTGGTTAAAGTGGGCCATATGGTCTTTATAATGTTGCATCGAATCTTTCCATACTGTAGAGGTTCTAGCTCCTCTAAATTGTTGTAGAGGTAACATTGATGCCACATCCCACTCATTTGGTTGAATCATCAACAATTTTGACCTAAGGTGGCCAAATAGGTATCTTTTCAACATTGGTCTGAACTCCGCATACCTCTTGGTTGCGTTTAGGATTTCATAGGACACCCGCATACGATTAATATCGTCTTCTGGTGTTAGTTGTGCAAACTTCATCAACTTGGACATAAATGCCATTCTCATCTTAACTGGCAAATAATGTAAGTTTAATCCTAGGAATCCATCATTATACTTCTCCAAAACCAAAATAACTGGAAATTTATCCCAGTATGGTAAATCGGCTTTAGTCTTAGGATCATAAAAGAAACAATACATCATTCCAATTCTGAGTGTAGAGGTTCGCCTAAAAGTTTCTGAATTAACTGAAATTGATATTCTATCCGGCCTCTTTAATTCATCAATTCTGTCTTGCAACCAAGCAATAGAATCCCTCGACATGGTTTTATAACCTGCCAGTGATTTTGTTTCTGCTAAAATTGTTAGTTTAGATGCCATGTACTATTTAGTTAGAGGCCTAGGTGGTCTTCTGTTATCACCATGAACTCCCAACCACGGTCTAATGCATATTCTGTCGCCGCTTTCCATTTTGCCTGATTTACACCCCAAGTGGTAACCTCTTGTATGTACTGTTTGGTCACTTTTTTCTTCTTTTCAGGTTCCACAGACTGCTTTTTAGGTTTCACCTCTATAATCACTGTCTTAACTTTGTTGTCTTTTGTCTTTGATTTAACTATGAAATCAGGAAAATACCTGTGTCGTTTGCCGTCTACGGGTGATATATAAGGAATAATAAGTTCTTCCGATGCCCATGAAATAATATTTGGATTTGAATCCAACCAATACATCACCTTACACTCCCAGGAAGAG